CTATTGTTTATTAATATTTGTTGTATAGGCAATATCAATGCGTGTTCCAAAAGGGGTGTGGTTGTCAAATTGGCAGAGGAGTATTTTTGTCTGAACCATGATTTTTAACTGTTGTTTTTTTTAAAAGGTGTTAAAGAGGGCTTCGCTGTTTATGGGATTTATTGATTACAATGAGAAAAAAACAAATTCAAGTAATCCTTTAATCCTATAAATCATGGTTCAGAAAGTTATTTGTTATATTTGATGTGATGACAGATCGCCGCGCGCAAATAAAGAAATGGCTTAAAACCCACCACTGGTCTAAGTTTAGCAAAGCGTAACTTAGACCTAAAATGCTGCAAGCCTCTGCTTGCGAAACTCGTTTGCCAATCAAAGGCTTATATTTTGGTTAAGCTGAAAGCTTAACACATTTTAGGTCGAAGTTACACTGCGTTAAACTTCAACCAGTGGGTGGAACACACTTTAGGTCGAAGTTATACCGTTTCAAACTTCGATCGGTGATGTAGTATAATTTTCCACAAGTTATCAACATTCTATGTAAACCCAAGCTTTTTTAAGTATTTGATAATCAAATACTTAAATTTAAAAAACCCGAAAAGTGTAAACCATATGTAAACCATTAAGGGGCTTAAAACAAAAAGTATAAATATATAAAATGGCAAAAATGGCAAAAATGGCGTTTCTGATACCGTAGAGGCACATTTTTTAAACTAAAATAAAAATTGGCAATAAAACGAAATGTATAATTCACTACCATTCATCTATCATTTGGATGCAGATAACAGACCAAAATAGTAATACTTTTTTAATTAAGGCAGCATATCAGATACGATATGCTGTTTAAACCGTGTTTATTTACCCTTTAAAAGGTTTTCAATTATGGCCAGACGGCCCTCAGCTTCATCCAGCCTGCTGTAAAGATCATTAGGGCCAGACAGATCCCTTGAGATCTTTCCAACGCCACTCCAGCACTCCGTAACATCTCCAGGATCCACGATCATATCAGGATAGTCATATCTATTGCCATCTGATTTAAGTATCAGCACACCGTCCTTTTTGATCCTGTTAAGCACGCGCTTAACCACAACGCCATCATTTTTGGTTACCATAACATGCACGTATGAATCTTTTATATTATCAAGCTCACACCATTTACCTATAATTCTATCCCTGCTCTTTAGTGTTGGCACCATTGAATTGCCATCCACTTCAAACATCCTATAGGTGCCACTATCATATCCAGGCAAACGGTACGCCTGCAGTCCCTCAATGTACTCAGGATCTCCGTATCCATTCAGGTAACCAGCTGCTGCTTTAACTGGGACAAATAGTATATTCTCTCTTTTATGGGAATCAAGTATCACCACTTTTGGCGTGGTAATTAGGATCTGATTTCGCTCTTTTATTTCATTAGGTGCAATATTGGGTGCAACAATAGGTGCAATTTCCTCTGATGCAACCATGTCACCAGTACCTCTCACCAGCCAATACAGATCTAAGTCAGGATAAGCAGATAGTATTTTATCTAATTTATCAGCTCCAGGGTTAATGGTTTTATCTAAAAATCCATTGGAAAGGCCAGTCTTAGTATAAAACTGCTTTTTGTTATCGCCTTTGTAAGCAATGAATTGTAAGATTCTGTCCCTGGTGTTATCCATTGATAGTAAATAATCTATTTTTTATTTTGAAATATGAGTATATACTCTCATATTTGTTTCGTTGTTCGCAACAAAGATTATAAAAAACTTTCAATTAACATGCAAAAAGAAAAAAAGGACGACACAGCATCATTAACAGCTGCAGCACATGGAGTATCTGCATCATACGTGCGTATGGTCGTAAATGGTAAAAGAAAGAATGAGAGCATCCTCTCAACCTTTAATTCAATACTGGAGGCTAAGGATAAGCTGTCAAAACCGCTTGAAACTGTTACCGAAAGCGCCAATTAGGCCACAATAAAAGGCTAAAACACTACTGATTTAACCCCAATTAATGAGAATACTGGACAACATATTGTTTATTGATTTTGCCGAAATGGAGCTATGTGATGTTCCGCGCCGTACAATATTGTCGTGGGATAACATTAAGGATCCATCTGATAAGCGCAAAATACTCATCCGTTACAATAACTTAAAGTACAAGTATCAAACTGCCATTATTAAAAAATTCGGCGATCCGTACCTGTATTGCCACAATCAACTCATTAAACAATACCTCCGTATTGATGCCAAAGCCATAGACTTTTTTACAAATTACCGTACATCAGATAATCACAGCCTGCCTGCAGAGCGGATAAAACAATACACTACCTGTGCCAACTGGCTTAACCTCATCATTGAGCTGGATAACAACTGGCACAATTGCAAAAAGTTTTTAGGCATGAACGCTAAGCCTGAGCTGTATGACGCGGTTATAAAAATATTCGAGGCTGATCTTATTGAGCTGCCAAAAACGTATCAAACCATCAGGCGTAAGATCGCCACTTACGAGACGGAGCGCTATGAGTGTATAGTCTCTAAAAAGTTTGGTAATACCAATAGCAAAAAGGTTAAGGATGAGTTAAACCATGCCATACTGCTGGAGATGCTGTCTTTTGGCGCTCAGTTTAATGACACTTTCATTTGCAAAAAGTACAACATAGCTGCTCAGCAGGCCGGATTTAAAGAGATTACAGCTCCTACAGTTGGCGCTTACCGCCATGATAACGCTGCCATAATAGATGCTTACCGTAAGGGTAACAAGTCATGGTATGATACCGCTGGCAAAGTGATCCACCAGGATAGGCCATCAGCGCCATTACTGCTCATCAACTCTGATGATAACGATGTGGATCTGTACTACCAGGATGTGAGAGAGGTTTCGCGCAATATCAAAATTAAAGGCAGTGAGCTGACCGAAAAAAGGCAGGTTGCTGAGATCAACTACTATCACCGTCCTGTTTTAATGGTGGTTATTGATGCCTTTAATGATTATCCGTTGGGTTATGCTATAGGTTATAGCCAAACCAATGAGCTGGTTTACGAAGCTTACTTAAATGCAGCCAATCATGTACTGCAGCTAACAGGCGACCACTACCTGTGGCACCAGATCAAAACGGATCACTGGAATTTAAAAACGCTGCAGTCTTTCTATGAAAAGCAAGGCACATTTACACCTGCCAAAGCCAAAAACGCACGCGGTAAGGTTATTGAACAAAGCTTTGGCCAGAATTGGGGAAACAAACTAAAAGAGCTGTACCCTAAGAACTATAAAGGCAATAACCTCTGGCTCAATTCCATCAACCTTAACCGATAAATTTATAAATCCACACTTGCTACACATTGCCAGGCCCTCCGGTATACAGCTCCATAATATCAGCGTGCAGCTTTAAAATGGCTTTGCTGTCTGCCTTGAGCTGCTCGTCATCACCTATCTCCTTTGCAGGTGGTGGAGCATTCGGATCCTTAGCCGGAGGCGGTGATGGTGTCGGCGCTTTTATGCCAATAATTTTAACCTTAAACCTGTCAGCCACTTCTTTTGGATCCAGCTGGAAACCCATTGCATTAACGCCCTGATATATGGCCAGCAGCGCTGTTAAATCCTCTGGCTGTTCCCATTGGAAATAATCACCTGGATCCAGTGGCCACATGTGCACATCCCTCAAAAGCGGGATAAGCGTTTCATTAAACAGGGTTTCAATAAACATCTCATCATCCTGAGTGATCTCCTGCATTACGCGCTCATGCACCTCTCCCTGGCTCCGGCTGCTGCCATTCATAGATGTCATGGTCTGGCCACAGAAAAGTATGGCCAGCTCCTCATTACAATTGCGGATCTTTTCGGAGAACACTTTAAATGAATCAGACTGCTTACTTTCTATGATCTCCATGTCAGTGCCGTCCGGGAAGATACCATAGGCAGCTGTACCCATCTGGCTCAGCCAGTTTTCAATCTCACTTTGTACGCGCGGATCCTGAGACGCAGTTTTGGCAATACGGATAGGCATACCAAATATCTCCTCAAATTCATCCCAATTTTGCCAGCTGTGTTTTTTCAGGATCCATAGTGGCACAGCTTTGTTAAGCAGCCCTAAATCATAGTCATTGCCAGCAGGCAGCACATATTTGCAAACCGGATCAGTCGTGTAATCTATGCCCTCCAGATCTGTTTGATAATGCGTTATAATGTGAGCTTCAGGATGTACGTGTTTTCGCGGTATCAAAACCAGTTTTTTGATCCAGGTTGTAGTGCCATCAAATTCCACCTCATCAATGTAAGGCACCGACTTGCCCCAAAACTTACTCTCCATCCACCAGGTGAAAAGATCATCCACCCAACCTTTTTTAAACAGCGCCGTTTTATCAGGATTTGGTTTTTTATCAGCCCCAAAAATACTAAAGGCCTTGTTTTTAACAGGCAGCACGCGGTGATTATAAATCTGGCCGTGTATAAAGGCATCCAATATGGCATCCAGATAAATGTCATACAAGTAAACCCGCATAGGATACTCAGGCTGGTCGGCTGCAGCACGTGCCACCTGCCAATCCTCAATATTTTTTGCATACAGGGAGCGCTGCTGTTTGATGATGCTGGCCATTACCTTGCCCGGATCCTTTTTAAGATCCTTTTGAGTAAAGGATGTGCCATCATTCAGTACAATTGTACCGCCATGTTTCATGCCTGTTGTATTCTTTGTTTTAGTGGCCTTTTTTTGCATTTTGGAGATAATTTAAACGGTGTTTAAACGGTGTATTACCAGCGCTGTCTGGTTGGATAGTCAGATCCAAAGCGGTACACTGGATCGGGTGTGTTAGTTGCTAAAACTGGCAGGTCAGGTATGAGCGTATCTTGATTTACACCAGTGAGCCATGCTATAGCTGCATTAAACCTATCCTCCCTGGCCTTTGGCATTACGCGGTTGGGCGTATTGCTGTGCAGGTGGTATAGGATCATGTCAATCATATACATTACTACCAGCGGGTTTCTGTCAGCGCCTGTTGTAGCGAATATGGATACCACATCATACCTGGCACGCAAGTACGCTGACATTTGCTCCTGAGCAGTTAGTTGAGCAGCATCCAGCGTTGTACCGCTAATTGTTAATACCGATAGTACCTCTGCACGCACCTGGTATGCGGTAAAATCATCCTCTGTTAAAAAATTCATAATTACTTTTTGCTTTGGTTAAAAACTTGTACCTGTTGCTGCAATACCAGCACTTGAGATTCCAAAACCTTGAGCCTTATATCGGTGATCCGCTGGCTGGTTTCGTTTTGGTTTTGCTGGTAATTAATATCAGACTTTAAATTAAAATAGGTGGTCATCACTGAGGCAACTATGGATATAGTGCTTACTATTGTCCATGCAAAATTCTTTACGGTTATACCTCTCAATTCTTTGTGCTCAATAGCTGTCATGTTTACCAGTTTGTTTTTTGAATACGTCCTATAATTGGTTTGAAATTGACTGATGGTTTGTGCTTATCCAGTTGCTCCCACGCTCCCTGGTCGGCATCCGGTGAATCATCCGGCGTGTTATAGCCCGGCTCAATGCCTTTAAGTTGGTTGTTACCCTCAATCATGTCAGGGTTGTACATCTCATCAATATTGTAGAATACCTCACCATTTACATAGGCTGGCTGCATGTTCACCATACGGATATATTTGCCATCCTTTTTGGTGAGGTCATCATGCACTATCAGCTGCTTTTTGCCTTTGGCTGCTCTGTCTTTATTGTGAGTGTTCAAAGCATCTTTAAATAGCTTTGTGGTAAACTGCTTTTCTATATACCATAAAATGCCTACGCCTGGAGGCATCTTATCATTGGTGTCCGACATAAACTCAAAAGCCTCGATGATCGGCGCACGGCGCACAAAGGATTTTAGGCAATGGCGCTGCCAGTCGCCTGAGGGAGTATTTAGCCCTCCCCAAACTCTAACCGCTTTAAAATCTGAGGTCGGGCTGTTCTCAAACGATGGATCGAAATAGCCAACGATCATGGTATATTTTCTCAGCAGATCCCACATTTTAATCCAGTGGATATAAGCATCCTTGAAAATATCGCCCTCCACGTGGTTTTCATGGAAAAACTCCGTCCGGCCAAAAATACCAGCAGCTTTAACCTTGCTGTTAATCATATCCAGCGTGTAGCGCTGCCACCAGGCAGGCCTGCCTGTTTTAGGATCAATAGCAAAAATCTTTGAATGGTATATTTTTTCTCGCTTTGGAGCGCCTGGCTTAATATCGCCAACCATGTGAGCTAATACTGATTGAGCGTGGATCCTGTTGCCTGCAATTACTAAAGTTGCACCCCTGGTATCCAGCGCAAAGAACAGAGCGCCTAAAATGGTTTTAAGTATCTTTTTAACACGCTTTTGGTTATTGACTAAAATATCATCATCAATATCATCACAAACAGCGTAGTTAGGCCTCCGCTGGCCTTTCCTGGCACCGCGTGGCGACTGATCCCGGCCAACGGCTAAAAACCTGATGCCTGATTTTGTGGTAAAGTCGCCCTCACTCCAGTCACCAAAATTGTGCTGCTCACCATAGTCATGAGTAAATAAGCTATTGTGCTGCAGTTGGGCCTGTATATCGCCTAAAAGGTTGCTGGCATCATCATCATTCTTACCCATCAGGATCATGCCATTTAGCGTACCTTGAGACATCATCCACATGGGTATCAATATATCAGCGTGTACTGATTTGGCGTGCTCCCTGGGCCACTCTAAAACGGCGATTAAGTTAGGATCATCAGCAGGGCGCTTAAGGATAGAGGTTTAACCAAATCCATGACACTGCAGATGATTTCTGACATAAAAGTGCCAAACCATACCGCGATACCTGTAGGCCGTTACCAGGTGATAATCAACTTTAGCAATCGTTTTCAGAGGCCTATGCCTTTGCTGCTGGATGTGCCTGGTTACGGCGGTGTCCGTATTCACTCAGGCAATACCGATGCTGATACCGATGGATGCCTATTGTTAGGCACCACACAGGTAAACGCTGATTTCATTGCTAACTCAAGGGAGGCCTTTACAGCCTTTTTTCCGCTACTACAACAGGCTATCAATAAAGATGAGGCAGTTTTTATAACCATTCAGTAACATGGATAGCAGGACAATTACCACCGCACAAATACAGGCGCTTGCTGCTGCCTATGGTATTGAGTACGCAGCCCTGATGGCTGTGATTACAGTTGAAAGCTCAGGCGTAGGGTTTAACCCGCCAACAGGCAAAATAATCATCCGATTTGAGCCATCATGGTTTAAACGTGAGTTTGCCGAATGGGCTGAGCACTTAGGCGACTGGATCAGCCAGCCTGCAGGTAACCAGGCTGAGGAGTGGCTGCTGTTTGATAACGCCTATTCAATTGATCCTGCAGCTGCCATGCTGTCAACCAGCGTGGGAATGATGCAGGTAATGGGCTTTAACCATGTGGCTGCTGGTTTTGCCACTGTAGGTGCAATGTGGGATTTTGCTAAGGTTAACGAGGCTAACCAGGTAGAGCTTGGATTGCGCTTCATTAAGTCTGAGCCAGTGCTGCTGATGGCCTTAAAAGCTAAAAATTGGGAGCTGTTTGCCCTCCATTACAACGGCGAAGATTACAAAGAAAATGAGTATGACACTAAACTATTAACCGCTTACAACAAATACAAGTCAATATGAGCTTACTTAAAAACTACTGGACGGAGACACCTACCTCCGTGAAAAAAATTGGCCTGGCATTGCGTGCGTTAATCACCACCGTTGCTGGCACTGGCCTTATACAGGGAGATGTAAAAATGGCTTTTTATGTAGTTATCGCTGGAGGTATACTGGATTTTATCCTGCAAAACTTACCACCTGATAACAACGCTGGCCCTAATGCTGGCCCTGCATCTATCTCTCCGGCAAAAATTGTGGCACCGCTTATTGCATTGCTGCTGCTGTTTTGTGTCACCTCCTGCACGGTTGTAAAGCCTCAGGTTGATCGCACCAAAACGGATTCAACTTATACCACCTATAAACAGGTTGATATTAAGCTGACAGGAGCAAAGGTTTATGCAGGCTTAAACCTGGATAGCTTATACCATGTGGCACTTATGAATAAGGATCAGTATAAGGATGATTCTATTGCCCGGTTAAATGTGGAGCTGAAATATAAACAGGATTCAATTGCAGCGCTAAAGGCTGATAAGCCAATACCTCAGAGGCCTGTATATATCCCATCGCCTCCGGTAAAGCAGTATGTCACTGATCCGCAAACCAAAGCACAGCTCAGCTACTGGATTGATGCCTATGGTAAATTCCAGATCAGCTGTGAGGCTAAGGATCAAACCATACAAACCCTGCAGGCTCAAGTCAATAAGCTTACTACGGATAAAACGGTCACCGTGTCTGTAGTGTACAAAACGCCTGCCTGGAATAAGTTTTTGATGCTGGCAGAGCTGGCCTTAATTATTGCTGCAGTAATATTCATCGCTATCAAATCAATACTATAATGGGCAGACCTAACGTAACAATTGTAAAAACCAATGGCAATTTAGGCCGTAGGGCACCAAACACAGATGCTGTTTTTGGGATGGTGATTTCAACGCCTATAATTCGAGGAGTAGGAACTGTAGTGAGGTTTGGCACGGTTTACCCAATGGTAAGCGTTAATGATGCTATCAATATTGGCTTAACTGCAGCCTATGATACAGCTAACAGCGTGCTGGTTTATCACCATATTAACCGTTTTTTTATCCGCAATCCAAACGCCTCTCTTTTTGTGCTTTTTGCTCCGCAAACCGCAGCTTTAACAGACATGGTGGATCCGGCTCAGGCTTACGCTCCAACACTGTTGAAATCTCAAAACGGAGCCATTAAGTTTATAGGTATTGCGCGTAACCCTACATCTGACTATGTGCCAACGCTTACAGGCGGATTAGATGGCGATGTATTAACCGCTATTCCGAACGCTCAGGCGCTTTACACCAGTGAGTTTGCACAATTCCGTTATGCCGATTTCTTAATTGAGGGCAGGAGCTTTAACGGCACTGCAGCTGCAGCTACTGATTTGCGCGGTACTATGGCATCACCAAATGTGAGCTGTACTATTATCGCAGATCCTGCCATCAGTAATGCAGATCCTGCTTATGCCGGGTACGCTGCTATGGGTGACACGTTGGGCCTTATCAGCCTTGCTGCAGTAAGCCAGGATCCAGGTGAGTTAAACCCTGCCTTTAACCTGCAAAACGTTGGTTTAGGCATGTTTGTAACTGCTGGTTTAAGCTCAAATCAGGATATAAACACCTATGCTGATGCTGACCTGGACGCGCTTAACGATAAGGGATATATTTTCCCTGATGTTACTGCAGGTGTAACTGGTTTTTATATCAGTGATTCACATACCTGCTCACCAATTGCGGATAATGACTATGCGTACATTGAGAATAACCGCACCATTGAAAAGGCTATTTTCCTGGCACGTGTGGCAATATTACCGCTGGTAAAAGCAAGGCTAAAGGTAGATCCATCAACAGGGTTGTTATTGCCTCAGGTCTGCAAAAACATTGAAACCACTGGCAATGGTGCCCTGCTGCCAATGTTTAACGATGGCGACATATCAGGTGGCATTGATACCTATGTGGATCCATCACAAAACGTACTGTCAACCTCTCAGCTAAACATACAGATTTCATTTATACCTGTAAGTATTGGCCGACAAATTACCATATCAATCGGATTTTCAAACCCTTTAAAAACAAGCTAAAAAATGGATGATGTAGCAATAAACGGGCTATTATATAGCTGGTCTGATATTAGGTTATTCCTGCTTGGCAGGGATATAACCGGAATATTAGCCATTGACTATGATGATGGCCAAACCACTAAACCTGTGTACGGTCGTGGTAAAAGACGTATTGGCCGGGTATCTGGCATGTATGAAGCCAGCGCCTCAATAACGCTGGAGATGAGCGAAGTTGAAGCGTTAAACCTATCATGCCCTGCAGGCACCACTATCTATGATATTGCGCCTTTTGATGTGACGATAGTTTACGTTAACTCTGAGCAGCTGCTGGTTACACACGTACTGCAGCAATGCGTATTCCTTAAACAAAACAGGGGATCTAAGTCAGGCGAAGTAAAAGAGATCGAGGTGAAACTCCCTCTGGACGTTGCACAGATCAACTGGACTGCATAAGCGATATTGGAGGGTAATGGATCGCTTACTGGATTTGCAAAATGAGGCTTTTACTTTAGGTAATGCTCCATTGTCCGGGTTGGGAGTGGATCTCGTTTTGCAAGGTTGCGCGGTTACCAATAACGGCAATGGTACTGTCAATATAGCTCCAGGGCTAATTTTGGTTAATAGCCTGACTTTGCGTTTTGCCGGAGCTGCCAATATAGCTGCAGATGGCTCACAGGCATTTATCGCCGGGCCACCAGTAACCAGTGCGCCAAAGCCTTTTGCTGATGGATCTATAAAAAACATCTACAGCGAATCAATGGCCATTGTTTCTGCTGAGGATCCATCTAATAGTACTCAGATAAAAATTGGTTTAACCTTATACAATCTGCAGGAATATATTACAGATCAGGTTTACCAGTCCGAATCAAAAGGTACTATAAAAGAGGTTTATGATTTAGACGGTACATTTTTAGATAATTTTAATGATACAGGCTTAGGAGTAACAAGGCGTTGGCTTGGTTGGGCTTTGGATAATGCTGGCAATGGCACACCAGGCTCAGCAGGTATGGCTATTATAGCAGTAGGCACTTATACCGATCCTGTTACTGGTTTGCAAACGGTTTATGCACCAGGCCAGAAATTAGGCGAAACGGCACACAAGTTAGTAATGGCTGAGCTGCCAGCTGCAGGCATACCAATCCCGGCCTCAGAGAATGGCACAGCAAATGGCAGCAGACAAAAAGCTGCATGGAGTGATAATGAGGCAAACGATCAGGGCAATATAACCTCTGGTAATCTTGGTTTGGGTACAGCTCATAATAATATGCAGCCATCAGTGGCCACTTATAGAGCTGTTAAGATCGTGTAGTATTATCTTATTTATAAAAAGCGCAATTTTTAGATACTAAAGCAAAGGTATTTTTTTTTGAGGCCCTGCAGAGAGGCTTAAATGGCGTTTAAATAGCATTTGAAAAAAGGGTATTTTGAAAGTTACTTTTTAAAACCATTTTATTTTAGATCGGCATCAATTTTAATACACTTATTAGGCCTTGTGGCAATAGTGTTTTATAATAAAGGTGCAGGTTTTAACTATGATAAAGAGCCGTTTTAGCTATAAAACGGCTCTAATTGTGTTTATCTGAGATCTCCAAAATTTATACTTTTCGTTTTAAAAATTTATACATTTGGATTTTACGATTATACCATGATTTTACAATCATGCATTTCAAAAGTTCCTCCGCTATACAGCGGAGGTTAGGGGCTTACGGCGTAAAAACCATCACAAACGCCGACCCAATTCCTTCCGTACTCTGCACCTGTATATTCCCTTTATGCAGTAACATGATCTGCTTGCACAAACTTAATCCGATACCGCTGCCGGTTTTGCGGGTGCTGAAAAATGGGATGAATATCTTCTCCAGTAATTCCGGCGGCATGCCGAGGCCGTTGTCTGCGACTTTTACCAGCGTTTTGTTGTTGCTTTGCAGTTCTGCGGACAGGATTATTTTCGGGTGTTCCCTGTCCTTCACTGCTTCGATGGCATTTACCACTAAATTAATTAATACCTGCTCTATCAAATTAATATCCGCTTCAATGGCCAGGGTAGGATCGCGGAGGATGATCTCCAGTTCGATCTTTTTCTTTTCCAGCGTAGGCCGCATCAGGCTGTTCAGGTTCTCGAACAGGTTGCGCACCAATATTTTGGTAAGGTCGAGTTTGGTGATCTTATTCAAACTGCGGTAACTTTCCGTAAATTTCAGCAAGCCTTCACTGCGCCGTTTAATGGTATCGATGCCTAACTCCAGATCTTCTAACTGACTGCTTACTGGACTATTCACGATCTCAGGCTCCTGTAACCGGTTCTTCAAGGTATCAGCTAATGATGATATCGGCGCCACTGAGTTCATGATCTCATGCGTCATTACGTTCAATAGCTTTTGCCATGCTTTGGATTCCGTTTCATCCATCGCCTCGCTCACGTTCTGAAAAGCGACTAATTTATAAGGCTTGTCGTCGCTGCGCAAAACGCTGGCGTTCACTAATATTTTTATTAGCTGCTGGTTACGGGTTAATGTCAATATTTTGCTTTCGCCAGGTTTTAGCGCGATAACTTCCTTGTATAATGTTAAGTCCCGTTTCTCCAGTGAATGGATGGTTTTTAAATAAGGAACGCCCATTAGTTTCTTAAAAGCCTCGTTTATCCAGCCTGTTTCGCCGGTTTCCAGTTCATAGCTTAAAATGCCGGTATCAACCAATTCCAATATTTTTTGCAGGTAATGATATTGAGTTTCCCGCTCGCGGCTGATGAGTTTAAACGTGGAGTTAATATCATTGAAACCCTTGCGCAATGGCTTTAACTCACTGGGTGCCTTGCGTACATCAAAATGCCTGGAAAAATCCCGGTAATGGATCGATTCCACAAACTGGCTTACTTCGTTTTGCGCTTTTTGCTGGAAGCGGATCAGGTCTGCCACTTCATATATAATCAGCGGTACAGTTATGGCTAAATACAAATACCAGCTGCTGTCCCTTACCAAAATAAGCGCGGTGGCCAAAAGCGTAACAAATAAAAAGAAAATGCGCAGCAACAGCCGCCATTCGTAGCGCTTAAATATCAT